TGTGAACGTGACATTTTATGACGTTCAATAACGTACTGTGCCTCATCCATATTATTAGCATCTGGGTCTGGATAAAAGTTCCACACAGACACATGGTCTACCTGTGGCACAGTTTTAAACATAGGGTCGTAGTTACCCTCATCATCCCAGTTAGGATATTCTTTGTCCTTTGCAAATGGACCTTTCATGATGCCTGTGCCAAACAGTGCCATCTCAAATGCACTACTACGCAAGTTTTTGTTAGCACCTGACTCTTCAAGCTGGTCGTGTATTTTCTTTTGCATCTTTTTAGCAGCAATCATTGCTGGACTAAATTCAATTGCAGTAGGTGTTTTACCCGGACCTTCTTTCAGTTTATCTTGAACAGGTTCTAATTTTTCTTCGAGTGCGCCAAGTTTCTCAGACAAACTCGTAGCTGTTGCACCCGGTGGCAAATCCTTTCCATCTCCCTTAAAGCCATACGGGCTTGTAAGCGAAGTAGACGCTTGCATCTGTTCCGGTTCTTTTGGGTCAAAGTGTACATCGGCAACTACCCCTTCAGGAAGTGTTGTAGGCTCAATAGATAAAGGAAACTTATTACTAGCAAATAAAACATCAACGATTTGACCATATGCAGCAAGCGTTTTGGTCTTAGTAACTTTAATAAAGACACGTGACTTCTCCGCTTCTGTAAACTGAACATCCGGGCCATATAAACCACGATAATTGCGATAGGCTCTTAACCAACGCTCTTCGTCTTGATATCTATAGTCTTCTGCACGTTGATATCGTTCTACGATAAATGGAATGATGTTTGACACGTCTGCATCAAAAACAACAGAGTCATCTGTGTCCTCTAACGCAATAGCGTCATCTTCAATCATGATGTCATCTTCATCCATACTTTTCTTCCTTAGTATCCAAAGGTAGCGTCTGCAACTTGCATACCACCACCGGGTCTACCCATAGGGTCATAATCAAATATACTGAACCTTGGTCGTGACATTATACCATACCTTAATGCATCGTACAAGTGGTCTTCTGCTTTCGTGTCCACATCTTCTGGATTTTTCTTATCCAGAGGTATGGATGGTATCTGGGAGATAATGTTTGTGCAACTATCAAAGAAAACAAGTCTAGGCTCTTCTGTAAATTCATCTATCTGTAAACGTCTGTGTATTTCATTTTTACCTGCTACACGACTACCACGGCTACGGTCTGATGGTCTCCACCTACAACCTCTGCTTATCATCTGTTCCGCAAGAGACGGTCCAGTATCACCACGCTTATGCCAAAGACTGCTATCCAAGACACCATATTTAATATTTCCATCTTCAGCCTCTAATTCTAATACCATGTCAGCTAAGTCCGTAGCTAGGACTTTTGACACATACAATTCCCTGTACACAATGAGTTGCTCAGACGGTGCGACAGCGAACCAAACAACACCGCTGTAAGAACCATACCCGTAATCACATGCTCTAAACTTAACCCAATTGCTAGGAATATTAAAAGGTTCAATAACATGAACACTACGGTCAAACTCTGTGAACGCAGCACCTTCTTTAATATCCCAATCACCTTCGAGGAGTTGTCTGCGCTGTTGCTCTGGGAGCGACAAGAGCATAGCTTCGTAGTCACCTGCTTCAGAGAGATACGGGTTGTCAGATAATCTAGCAGGAATGAACCTACGTTTAAATAGTGGCTTCCCAGCCTTGCTATGCCCTGCTGGATACCTGAGAGTTTCACCTGTTTCAATATCTGTCGCATCGTATGCCTTATTGTATGGTGCTGGGTCAATAAACATTTTCTTTACCCAGTGATGACCTCTTCCACCGGGGTTTGTAGTTGCCCTCATAAAGATGGGCAGGTCAGGGGCAGTGGACCGTAGACGACTTCGCATGTAGTTCCATGCATATGGGCTTCCCCATTGGGTCAGTTCGTCAAAGCCTATCCAGCTAAAAGCCAGACCCTGATAACGCAGGACATCTTCATCTCTATCGAGGTATGACATCCACAACCTCGCTCCAGATGGCGCAGTCCACTGCATCTTACGTTCTGACCACTTTATTCCGGGCCAGATTTTTGGATAGAGTTCCTGTGATTTAAATATCAGTTCACGTAACTCTTCCGTGGTGTGTCGGAGCAGCAAACCACTAAACTGTGGATGCCCCATGTAGCGAAGCGGGTCTGCAAGCATGGCATATGATTTACCACCACCTGCTGAACCACCGTAAAGAACTTCACGTTCACTTGCTGCAAGAAAGTCTGTCTGTGGGCCGGGGTTAGGTTTAAAGAGTACGTTAGCTGTCTCTTCTATACTTTCAAACTCAGCAGCCTCAGACTCTACCTCTTGTATCTCAACCTGCTGCTGTTGCACCCGTTCTTTGGGCTTCGATTTTTTGCGCTTTGGCGATTGCCTTTTCCGCATATTCTGCCCACTGACGGAGGCTTTTAGCTTGGTTCTTACGCTGTCGCTCATTACTTAACCGCTTTCTTAATCCTACATGTGATATGTATCTACCACTATTTGTACTTAGCCAGTTAGCTACTTCACGATAGCTATATTGATTTATGTACGCTCTGGCTTTTTCAAGCAAATCCAACTCAGTTGGAATGGGGTCAAGAATGTCGGGGTCTTCTTCATTTTGCTTATAACCAAACGGAACAGTACGTGCAATGCGTGGTATCTGTACCCATTCGTTTTGTTCTTTAATATCTGTTGGCTGTGGTAACTTCCACTGCCCTGCTGTTCTAGTCATCGGCACTTGCTGCTTTAGGAGGCATAAGCATAACACCGCCAGCGGCTTCTACCTGTACCTTTTCAGTTTTAATTAGACCTGTACGGTCAAGCAGTTCTTTAGCTGCTGCCATCTTATCACGAATACCAAGTTCAGTTGGGTCGTACAGTGCGCCTGTTACAGCCATAGCAGCTTTAGGTGCGTTACGTGCCATGTACATCTGCGTTGCTTCAAGTATCTCTTCCTTGAGACCTCTTACAATTGCAGTTGTAGCAGTAGTCTCTGAATACCCTGCCAGTTTCTTAGCGGCAACTACGTCACCGCCAGCCTCTTCAAAAAGGACTTCCAGAAACTTCTGTTGTCTTTCGTTTAGTTCTCTAGCCATTATTTCTTTTTCATATTGTTTGTAGATGACATAACCATGCCACCTTTGTTGAAACGATAATCTGTGTGACCCGTGCGTGGTTTACCAATATAACCGCCTTTATTTTTTGAAAGGCTAGAAACAAAAGAACCCAAGCCCTCAGAAATAGATTTGCTTTTCTTTTTATCATCACCTGAAAACAAACCTGATATAGCTTTTTTAGCAGCTTCTAGTGCGCCAATCTCACCTTTAATACCTAGTCTTTTTATGTCATCTTTAGATGCTTTACCTATAAGCTGTGAGTCTCCGCCAAATTTACCTCTGTATAATCGGGCAACTCCATCCTTACCTCTTTTAACAAATTCATTAGCCATTACTTTAACTCTCCATGATGCATAGCATGTGCTAACTTATGGCTGCGTCCTTTTACCTGCACAGCCCAACGGCTGTCTAACATCTCACGTGATGCAGTAGGAAAGTCTCCTTCATGCACAGCAGCCCACATTTTTTTAAACTTACATAGTCGTGGCACACCCATATTAAATGCCATGTCTACAAGTACAAGCTGACGTACAGCGTCTAATTCTGCCACGCAAGGGTGCGCTTTAAGCAGTTCATCCTCGACTATCTGCACGTCATTCTCTAATAGATATGCAGCGTCAGACTCAGTAATACCATGCTCATACACTGCTTCTATGTTTGGAAAGTCCAAAGCATCAAGTTCTTCTTCAGTAATGCCTCTGTCTTCAAGATTTCTGCCCACACCTATTGTATCAATACCAAGTGTATCCTGATAGACTTCAAGACGCAAACCTTCACTCTGAACAAGCTGTTTAATTAAATGTGTGCGAATGTATTTCATCTACTTGCCTTTTGCTTCCCTGCCTAGATAGATACCATACACACCTGTCATAACACCCATAATAACAGAAACAAATGCAGACTGTTGTGTTGTCGGGTCTTCCAAATTCATAAACCATTCTGCACAACGCCACGACATTGCAACTGAAGCAATCATAGTTAGCTTTGCTGTAACATTAAATTGCAGCCATCTTTTCCACCAATCAACCATTATTTACACAAGTCCTCATAGCGAAGTGTGTGTTGTCTATGCTGAGACAAATCACCCACGTGGTTGTACGTAAACATTTCTTTGAGTAGAGTTATTATGTGTTTCATTTTTTACCAAAGAATTTTGTAGCTGAACGAACTCCAAAAGAAGCGGCAACGATAACTCCCAAGGAATATTGATACCACTCAGGCATTTTGTTGAGTTGTTCAAATCCATTTTGTACCACATCTTCCATGCCGGGAATAAAAGCTAGTATAAGTGGTATAGAAAATAAAATTGTTAGCCATTCGTCTTTCCAACTCGTAGACGAAGACTTAGCCATTTCAATGTCCCAATCAATTTCACCAGTGGCTTTTTTCTCCATGATAGCTGCTTCAGCATTCGCTTTTGCAACTTTAGCTGTCGCTGCAGCTTTCGTTTGAGCAACTTTTCCATCCATCCAACTCCCTGCTAAATTAGCTATTGGACCTATCAGTGCTGTTAACATTATACGCCTCTTCTGAATTTGGCTGTTTTCTTTGATATCGCTTTAGGCTGTCTGACGAACTGCTTACCAGCACGAGTTCCTTTTCTTTTAGCAGCGGTTGTCGCTGCATACTCCTGCGGTGATAGGGCTTGGATAGCGGCCTTCGGTAAATACCGTTCACCAGTTTCACTGGACGGTTTCCCACTCTTTGTTCCCCACTTTTGTTTGCCCCAAGCCTTTAAACTTTTCTGTGGTCCTTTAAGTGCCATTATAAATTCCTTAAAAACATAGCCCAGCTAAATAGTGCAGCAAGAGCAACTAAACCAAGCACACATAGGAAAACAATAATAGCTATCTCAGTCCACTGTTTTATTTTTCGTCTACGTGCCTCTGCTGCAGCTAATCTATCTTTACGTGCCTGTGCCTGAAACTTTATCCAATCATGCCACAGTCCGGGTCTGCCTGTGTATATCATAAGCTGCTTGAGTTCTTCTTCTTGCTGCTTCAGCTTTTCAAGATGCATAAACTCTTCTAAGTCTGCACCACCTACACTACGTCTTTTCTTTTCGCCTTTTCTACGTAAGTCTTCTGTGGCATTTACATACTTACCTACCTGTGAAGCAACGTCAGCTATCTCTTTACCGTTTCGGATAGCCCCCTTAATTACTGCAAATGCTGCATTGGCTGCGGCTATCTCTGCTAACATTTGCTACTCCACAATCTTTACGATGTAATTCTTACCGTCTGGACCTTTGCTAATTTCAACTGTTTTATTTTCACAAGAATATCGTACATTGCCTGTGTCTTTGTACAAGTTTCTTTCTATCGTGCGTTTAGCTTTTAAACACTTTGACAGCTTTTCAAATGCTGTGTGTTCAGCTACATTCCCCGCAAGGTAAAGTATCAAAGTAATTGTTTCAGTCACCATAGTTTCCGTTTCTCATTTTCTCAAGACGTGCTTCTATGGCACTGATACGTTTCTCATAAAACTCCAAAGTTAATTTCTGTTGTTGGTCATGTGGCGCACGACCTTCATCTATCTGCGCTGTCAGTTCATCTAACTGGTCAGCAAGGTGTTCAATCAACATGAACTGTTCACTGTCGGCAGGTAGACTGCCCATCTCGCCACGAGGCCACTTAATACGAAACTCAGTATTCTGTCCTAAGTCAGACTCCATCATTGTGATGTTTGTCTCTATCTGATTAAGACGCTCTATGATACCAAAGTATGCCCACGTTGCGAGTGACGCTGCAGCAACCATACTGATGATGTTGCGAAGGGGTAACGCAACCTCTGTGTTCTCGCTTAGTTTTGCAGCCATTACTTATAACCGCCACCTGCACGTTTATAAGCAAGGGCCAGCATTTGGGCTTTTCTCGCTGACCACTGACCCGGCTTCCCTCCCTTTGAACCTGCTTTAATTCTGTTAAACAAACGCTTTCGCATTTCAGGCTTGGTGTAGTTACCTGCCTTGTTTACAGTGCTTTTCTTTTTAGCAGGTTTCTTTGGTGCTTTACGTGTTGCCATAGTTATTACCTATTCGGGTCATAGAACTCTTCTGCGGCTATAACCACAGTTAGTGTATTTCCTGTTGTTGCGGCTACTATGATTTTATCTTCAGCATGAATATATAAAGGTTTGTCTACTGTAAACACAGATTCTATTGACGCACCAGATACTGCGTGACTAGATACAAGTGTATGTGTAGTGTTTGCATCTTTCTCATAATATTTAAGTGTGTAGTTACGATTGCTAGAATCATTATTAGCAATCATCAAATGTTCTACGTGAGATGAAAAGTTCTTAGGTACAACGTAGCAGTCTGTATCACTTGTGCCTGTAAGAGCAGTAGCATGTGTCACAAACTTTGAACCAGAAGCAAGTACAGGCATTAGTCATTCCAACCTAACACAGTTCTATGTTTACGCCAAAACCAGTTGCCCACAGAAGTGAAAGGCTTGCCCATTTTGAGCAAAGCCAATCCAAGGTGTCTAACCAAAGTACGTTTTAGGTTTGTTACGTTTATTGACATTCTTTTTATGCACACCCGGTCTACGTTTAGTTTTAGGCTTTATTAGTTTTTCTGTGCTGTAGAACTTAGCCATTACTTCTTCTTAACTGCGCCACCACGCATCATCTTTTTCTTAGCCATTCCACCACGCATCATTTTCTTCTGCGCCATCTTAGCCATGCCACCGCCACGCATTTTCTTTTTTGCCATGCCGCCACGCATCATTTTCTTTTTAGCCATTTTTGTTTTGCCAGCCATCATACCACCTCTATTCATTCTATCCCGTTCATTTAACAAAGATTGCACTGCTGAAGCAAGTGCTTCTTTGCCTTTAAAAGCTGCAGCAGGTAATCCCAAGGATTTAGAAACTACCCGAACAGCTTTATTAAAGTCAGCTTTTGCCTGTGCTGTCTTTTTATTTTTTGGCCTTGACTTTGGCCCAGTAACATTAGCCATTGCGAAGTCTCCGTCTATCCAGCACGAGTGACTCATATACATCGTCAGGAAAGTGCTGGTAGTATCCTGACTTTTCTAAACTCAATGATGCATCATCCAGTGTGGACAATCTCTGTACAAAGACCATGCAATAATCTAGGTCTTCATCTGTAACATCATCTACTAGGAAATCCAGACCTGCTTCATTTGCATCGTAGTCTGGATGAAACACCATCAGGTGCATATCTCTACCTGCAATGGACATGGCTTCGTTTATGCCATCACAGTACCCGTCTAAATATTCCATGACAGGTAGATGTTCACTTGCCCATATAACAATGTCATACTCATGCTGGTCAAAGTCTGCAACTTCTTTTGCTAAACCATCTATGCCTGTATTGATACTGAATACAACTTTGTTATCAAGCCATGCTTGCTTGGCATATGGGCAGGGCGGTAGCCCGTTTAGCATCTTGCTGGGTACTTCAAGAAACTCGTGAGACCATTTTCGGATGTCAGCTTCTACGGGATGCATTAGCTATTTGGCTTAAAGCCCATATTCATTTGTACAGAAGCAGGAAGGTTTCTTACACCTTTACCTTTTGGTCCTTTAGGAAGTGGTTTTAAGTTATCCGTTACATCTCCACCACCAGCATACATGTGTACCTTTTTATTTGCCATGCCGCCACGCATCATAGCAGCTTTACCTTTGCCATTCTTAGGTGCGTCCACCATGCCAATGCTAATAGCTATAGCTGGCACTTTTTTACGCTTCTTTTTTGCGTCACCACCCTCAGACATGTTTGCTACATTTTCAAACATCTCACCACGAATAGCACCGTAGGTGTCAGGATACTTCTTACGAAGTTCCCGTTGCACTCTACCTGCTTCCTGCACCTGTTCTTTTGTAGCGTTAGGGTCACGAGATACTCTGACAGCTTCCTGAAGATTTGCTCTTTCACCTGCGTTCATAGCTACCTCTTTAATACGTATGTCTTGCCACCAATGTTCTTCAGCTTTTCTGTTTTCTTATTATAAGAACCTCTAAACGGCTTTGCACCTGCTGGTATTGCTGGTTTGGTCTCAGTTTTTTTCTTTGGTCCAGTTACGGGGTATTCTTTTCTAGCACTAGCTAATGGCCCTTTCATTTTATCAAGTGCTTTACGTCTTGCTTGTGGCTTGCCAGAACTACCCTCTGTTTTTCTCATTTTACCTAAACCAAAGTTAGGTGCATTCCTACTTGGCTTTCTACCTGATGAACCAGCTACAGTGTTACCTTCACTCATACCTGTTCTACGCTTTGGACGAGACTTTGGACCTGTTACAGTTGCTTTGCTTGTGCTTGCTTGTGATGCACCTGACTTACGAGATTGGTCTGCCACATTAAGTGCTGCAGATGTAACTGCACCACCCAGAATTGCATTTCTTGCTCTCTGTCCTACACCCGGCTTCTTGGCTGCTGCAGTTGCACGTGACTTCATCCTGTTTGCTGCTGCACGTGTTTTAGAAGCAGCACTGGTTGCCGCACCCTTTGTTCTTGCTGCACCTGCCGCTACTGCACGACCTGCTGCTTCAGCTTTGGTCATTGTACGTTTAGCTGCTGCAGTTTTTTGTGCCGCTTTAGATGTAGGTTTAGCTGCTGGCTTTTTAGCCGCAGTTTGTTTTTTAGCTGCAGGTTTCTTTGTAGCTGTCTTTGCTTTGGATGCTGCCTTTGTTGTCTTTGTAGCAGCTTTAGTTGTTTTAGCACCTGCGGTCAGAGCCTTTACACCTTTACCAGCAAGAGAAATAATACGTGTTATAGGAAGCATAGATGCTGCACCACCTACTACCTTTACATACGTGTCTCTCTTTTTCTTTGCAAGTTCTGCAGGTGTGATACCTTGCTTTGCTGCATCTCTCTTCAAACGTGCAGCACGGTCTTTAATTAGTTGTTCCCTACGCTCTTTAGGAGTCATCTTACTTTTCTCTTTAGCCATTGGTTAGTCTCCTACCACTTCACTTTATGTGACCAATACTTTGCGGATAGCTTGGTCGTTGGTTTGCCCTGTGCATTATGTCTAGCATAATACGACTTCTTACGTGCCTTGTCCTTCGCTGTGGTAGGACTTTTACCAGCACCCTTTACGCCTTGTTGACCAAAGCGAATAAATTTGTACTTCCCACCTTCCGATGCCATCACTGCATGTGACTTGGTTGGATGCTTGGGAGTACGCTTTGGCTTGTTCACACCTGACAAGCCTTCTTCCTTCATCTTGTTCTTTACACGTTCAGGTATAGCCATTAGGTAGATGTACCTTTACTTTGCTCAAATGGGTCAAGACAACCTGTCCACTTAAATACCATAGGAGTACGTGTATACGTCCATAGGCTAATCAGGTCTCCAATCATTTCTTCTATACGTTCCTCGCATCTTTCTGAGGTTTTGTATGGACCACGATTATCTGTAATTGTCATGCACATTGCATTGTTAGCTACGTGACATGCAATTATCATTGCGGTAAAAGTCATAACTCATTCGGCTCTTTCCAGCCCTCTGCTCTCATAGCATCTTCTACATGTTTCAACGAGAATGACCGCCCATAATGTGCCTCAACTGCCTGTCGCACGTAAAATACATCACTGTGAGGTATATGTAAGCGGTCTAATGTGTTTGTACGTATTGCTTCATAGAATGCATCAAGTACATTGTCTGTGTATAGTTTTACTGATTTCTTCGCCATTGTCAAGGACTTTTTTTATTTGCACGTATTTTACCAGTACAAAGGTATCATTATAAGTGATACATTGTAAGTGTATTTAACAAGGTAAAGTAATATGCATTTAAGTGATATTATATATTATAGTAAAAGACATTTGTAAGTGATATCACTTTAAGTGTTCTTGTTATACTATAATTATAACCGATTTTACGAAACTTGTCAACCCCTAAAATGTATTTAACATCTTTCTGCCTATTTTTTGTGCAATATCCATGTACCCCGTGTGTAGCTAGTCATGTATCTCATTAACAGTTATCGCTGTGGTTAACACTTAATATTCCTAATCTGTGTATTTATGTGTATACGTAACAGAGGGGCGGGGGGTGGCATCCTGCCGTACCCTCTTGAATTGTAAAAGATTTTGGTTTTGCTACCATTAGTTGTAAAAAATGCCACTAAATCAGAATAAAAACCAATAAAAACAAACAAATAGACTGCAATCGTTAACTGATACCATATGAGTTATCGAGAAAACCAGCTAAGAAAAAGCTAAGAAAGTTAGCATAGACTAACTTTGTTAGTATCGGTCTACATTGTTAGCCTATACCCCTATCAAATATCGACACCATATATATACGCGAATAGCGTTCTCGTTTTGTTCTCATCCATGCTGCGAATACTAAAACGAAACAGGAACGAAACAGAAACAAAACATGAATATCATCCAGCTGGAATATAAGAATTGAATAAAATCAATAGCTTACAGATTGGGTGTTTACTTCTCTTTCCCATTGTGTTCTAATCCAATCATCAACAGACGGCAACAAAGCCGACAGAGAAAGCATACAATAGCCTTGCGGCTGAATACGATAACTCTGTTATGTGGATACCTGACTCAGGGGAGCAATCCGTCTGGACTAAAATCAAGTGGTGCTTTTTATAGGGGTAAATCCATGGCAAAAACTAGACTAGGCAAGCGCGAGCGTGCCAAGCTGAGAGAAGTGCGTGATAAATATGCCACAGACTTCAGCTTCAAAATTCACACTAGCACAATGCGTGCAAGGTATTGGGAAAATTATTCGGGCAAGGTATGTCAGAATATCAAGGGTACGATTGCAAAGCCTAGGCCTAGCGATTGCATATTCGACAAGTGCCAATCCGCTAAGGGTTAATAGCACTTGACATAAATCCGACAAGGTGATAGCCTTGTCTTACATCCAGCTAGGTGCTTAACGGGTAAATCCAGCTTCATATATAGTGGTGCATTTACTAGGTACAATCCTGTGCCTAACCTGCCAACCTACAACACAAGGGAGATTTTCTCATGGCAAATGTATCATTCGTGGTTTCTTATTGGAAGCAGTCAACAGGTCTAACTGGTCAAAACTTGTCTGAGCGTAATCAGTTCAAGTTTAGTCGGGTTGCCAAAAAGTATCACAAAAAGACAGGGACTCATCTGTCTAAGATGAAACTTTACAAGGCTTCACGTCATGCGGCTAGACAACTCAAGGCTGAATATGGTGGACGTATTTTGTCTCACTCTATTGCTTGCTTTGAATTGATATTGACTGCGGTTGATAAGGAATTGTCAAAGCGTCCACACAATCTCGACATGGGTTCTTTCGATGTTACAAACATCAAGGATTTATGTTGCGCTTCTCGTGGACGCAAGGCTTCCAAGCAAGCCGCTTGACACTAGGCGTGCAACCTGCTAACGTGGGTTGTACCTAGTAAGTGCATCACTAACGGGAGATTGACAGATGACTTATAATCTTATAGGTGTTGGCAATAATGCCAAAACAATCAAGGGTGACGGCTCTGAGTATGAGACTGGCATCCAGTACATGAAGCCGTACAAAACCGTGTTCAGAGGCAAGGTGCATAATCTGTGCGCCTTGGCTGACAAGGCCAAGTGTCATGAGGGTTGCCTCAATAGCGCAGGGCGTGGTCAAATGGGCGTGGTTCAGCGTGGACGTGAACGCAAGACTGTGTTCTATCTATCAGACCGTATTGGCTACATGGATGCGCTTTACAAGGACTTGACAAGGTTCAGCAAGCGCAACACAAAAAAGGGCGTAAAACCTTGCGTCCGTCTGAACGGTACGTCTGACATTCAGTATGAAAAGACAGGTATCATGGAACAGTTTCCAGAGATACAGTTCTATGATTACACAAAGATTGTCAAACGTGCTTATGCTAAAATGCCAGAGAACTATCACCTAACCCTGTCATATTCTGAGGCTGACCCTGACTATGCAGAGCAGGTATTGACAGCGGTGCGTGAAACTGGTATCAATGCGGCAGTGGTATTTCGTGGCAAGCTGCCCAAGACATTCAAGGGTCTGCCTGTCATTGACGGTGACAAAGATGACCTGCGCTTTCTTGACCCACAAGGTGTAATCGTGGGACTGAAGGCCAAGGGTAAGGCTAAGAATGACCGCACTGGTTTTGTAATTGACTGCTAATGGGAGAGTGTAGCATGGATTATGATGAAAAGATAAGTGCATTGGAAAACGTGCGCCAAGAGTGTAAGTATCGGGTCAATCCATACATGGAACGGTCTGAACAAAAAGAGTTTGCCGACTATGTAATGGACAGGCAACATGTCTTTGATGATGCAATTCAACAGGCGTGGCGTGATTTATATGAGAACTTTAAACAAGATGCGGGGTATTGACAGATGGATAATGAGTATGTAGACGATTGGTCTTGCCAAGAATGTGGTAATCATGCTATAAGTGAGGCAGAAGATGCGTGTCCTGAGTGTGGTAGCACATGGGCAGAACAAAATGATGTAGGAGATTGACACATGGCATATGTAATATCAACACAGGTGCTGGAAAACTATGGCGCACATACAGAGGATGGGCGTTACGTTAATGGCAACGCTAGGTGGAAATTTAAGGGTGGCACTGACTATCTCATAAAGGGATTAGACAGGGCGGCAGATGCGGTGGCATTTGCCCATGCCTATTTGAATAGGAAAGGTGGCACTGATTGCAATTCGATAGGCCACAAGGAATATATCTGCTCACACAGCCACTATGACGATTGGCTGGACAGTATAGCAGATTTACACGAGGAGTATCAGGACTTCAAGAGAGAAGAACTGATAGAAATTGACGTAGAAGAAATCTACAGGAGCGACTAGACATGGAAAAGGTTTTGACAGTAACCTGCTTATGTGCAGGTAGTATATTGACATATATGGCTGGTTCTGATATCTATTGGTCAGCCGGGATAGTACCGCTAGTGGCGTACACAATCGCTATACTACTGGTGGGGGCAGGTATTCGTGCGGTTCTCAAAGGTTAATCCAGTAGCGAAGGCTATGTTATCTTCGAGGAGACGCACACAAGTAGTGCCTAACAGAAAGAGAAAGGAGAAGCATGACCGCAACAAACTTAAAGCGCAAGACAGAAAAGCGCAAGACAATGGAAATGAAACAGGTGCGTAAACACAAGTGGCATTTCCAAGAAGCGTGGATGCAAGTGCATGAAATCAAGAAGCATCTTGATAGCATGACAAAAGACAGGAAGTAGAAAGGAATAGGGGATGATGCAGGGTGAATGGTGCGTCCAGCCAGAACACCCCTCGAAAATGCGTAATGGATACGCCCTGCATCACTTTATACAGGGAGACTGTGACATGACAGGTGAAGAGATGTTTAACATAGGGCTACTGTTGACATACCTGACAGGCATACTTATACTGCTGTACATAGGATGGAGAGACAAATGAATGAGACAGAATACGTTAATGAATTGCAGTTTATGTATCTTGATGATATGATTGACCGTTGGGGTAATGCTATACCCCATGAAGATGGTGAAGATTTTTTGGATAAGTTGCGTGGTATTACGTTTGTTGATAGTCACGATGAGGGCTACTTAGTGGAGATGACAGATGAATTGCTGGCACTGTAAAACAGAACTGATATGGCAATGTGACCATGACATATCGGATGAGTCTGAGAACATGGCTATGGTCACAAACCTACACTGCCCTAACTGTGGGTGTGATGTAGATGTATGGTATCCAAAGGAGAATGAAGATGACTAGAGAAGAATTGTTTGATTGGCTTCAGACCTGCCCCACAAATGGGTATCATTGGGTAGGCGAGGATGAAGGGTACATCCGTATATTGTTTGAGATTGACGAAGAGGAGAATGAAGATGCCTAAGTACAAAGTAATGGCAACAGAGTACGTATACAAGGATGCCTTGATTGAGGCAAAGGATGCAGAGGAAGCATATGAAAAAGCACAGGCAGATAACGTAGATTGGATTACAGTCGGTGGTGATTGGGAAATTCATGCAGACATGACATTTGAGGAGAATGAAGATGACTAAGAAAAAGACAAAGGCACTTGAACTAACACCAGAACAGGCCAACGCCTTGATGGTGATGATTGAAAGTGAGATAGAAACAATATTTGAATACGGTGGGATTGACCCGATTGCAGATTGGGAGTTTGCAGACCTGTATGCATACAAACTATTGGCATACAAAACATACAAGGATTGGTACATGGAGAATCATGGTGATTAAGCACATATGCCAACACTGCAAGAACGTGATGCACATACCCAAAGAGTGGCTGATGTATGCACACAAGCTGGTATGTTATGCGTGTAACAATGAGATAAAGCGTGAGGAGATACCAGATGAATAAGCTATACAAAATTCGTGATGTAGAAGATGGGTCTGTTTATAACATGACACTGCCAATGATACTGGAAGAAATAAATCGTGATAGGTCAGACGAGTGGATGAACTATGATGAGACAGATTGGCGTGAGGGTTTGGCAGAGTTTACAACCTATGAGGTGATAGAGTGAAAGAGTTTGCCCTTGTCATAAGTATGTGGGGTCATACAGGTGTGGAGTGGCAGTTTATAGACAACCAATCCATATTGACAGAAGAACTATCCCAAGAGTATTGTCAGTTCTTATCACACGAGGAGATGAGACATCACGAGAATCAGGATAAGTATTATAAGATACTTATTAAATGTTACCCAACAGAGGAGAAGTAGTATGAATAGATTTCTTATTGAATGTTTCCAAAGCGACATTGCCAAGTCACTATGCGATAAACATATTGTCAAGATGCCATTGGAAGAAGCACAGATGCTGTCATATGCTGTCAAGCGTTATGCGCCAGACATTGAAGGGTTGCAAAATGCACCCGCCGCACACGCCAAGCATCCATGTACACTGTGGGCTGGCGAGACTCGTGCTAACTATGAATGGGCATTGACCCTGCTTGAGCAGATGAGCCTTGAATATACCAAGCGTTATCACAAGGTACACAAATGCTCACTTCTAATACCAAAGCTACGAGAGTGTGCTAAGTATATACCTGATGGCAGGATTACGCCACACCCACAATGCTTTGGCAAAGACAATGACCATCTCAAGACGCAGGAAGATTGGCCTATAGCTGCATATCGTAGCTATTACAAATGGAAATACACAAGCACTGATTGGTGCAAGCTGAACAAGATAAATGAAACACCCAACTGGATGAAAGGAGAAGTAGCATGAATATAACACACGAAGAAAGAGTAAAATTTCTCAAGGCTCACAATGACTTGAAGAGTATGATTATGACAATACATGAGTGCAATGACCTATGGACTTCTGATGTAGGTAAATTGGAAAGTCTTGAGTGTTTATTGCACAGCGTGATGAAGTTTGTTCCCCCAATGGATGATGAGGGCAGACCAAAGTATTATGCAGACTATGTGCTTGAAGAACTAGAGGATGACGAGTAATGACAGTGCTTGACATTATAATTATTATGGTGATATTCTTATGGGATTAGCAGAGTATGTTTATTTGTACTTGACAATATGCTTTGTTGTCGCTATATTTGACGCTATAAGATAATATCAGTTAACGGCAGAGAAAGGAGATTTATTATGCCATTGGATTATGTATCGAAACTAATTGATGAAGTGCCAGAGAACCTTGATTTCAAACTGGCTTATGAACCAACCAAAGTGACGGACAAGAAATACGTCATCAATGCAGACACAGGAGAATATCTGGGTGTAGTTGGCAATGACTTCACGACAGAGACCCATACTAAGTTCTTCAACAAGGTGCAGGACACCATGATGGAGAAGCTGTCACCCTATGAAGTGCAAGGTGCAGAGGTCAACTGGAAGTCAGCCAGAAACAATGCATGGGCTTCTATGGATATCACATTGCCTAATGTAAAAACTAAAATTGTAACCAACAAACATGAAACAACGGTAGCACAGCGTATCATAGGATTACGTGCCGTGGACGGTAGCTGTTCCAATCAAGTGTTCTTTGGGGCTATTGATTTCTTCTGTACAAACGGAATGATTCGTGGAGACCATGACAAAGTAAGACGCAAGAACACTTCAGGATTCAGCGTTGAACGGTTCATTACACAACTACGTAAGTCTAACCAAGACTTCCAGATGCAGACCAGACGTTTACAGCAGTGGGCTAATCAGAGCCTTGCAACTGTAGATGTCCGGGCTTTCTTGGAAAAGTTAATGAAGTCAGACCGTGCCGCAGACAAGATGTTTACCTTGTACAATCAAGAGGTAGCAATACGTGGACGTAATGTGTTCGCTCTGTACTCAGCGTTTACTAACTACGCTACATACGCAGATGAACGCAACGGTTTCACAATGCGAAATACTGGACACGATACTGCCGCAGTCACTATGTTCAACAGAGAGAACAAAGTTGGTCAGTGGATTGACAGTTCACTGTTTCAAAATCTGGTGGCAGCATGAGTGAAGAATTTACAAAATTTAAGATAGAGTTCAAACCGTGGTTTGTTACTGGCACTTTAACAGCAGAGGTTGTTGCAGAAACAAGTGATGCTGCAAAGGAGAAGTTTCTTTCTATGGTTGCAGGTTGTTGTATTCCTAGTTATCCAAACTTGCAGAGAGTTAAGATACTAAGTGAAAAAATATACGAAGAAGACGCACACGTTGCTTGTTACAGTTATCCTAATTGTGATGAAGCACCGAGAGGTTGTGTTGTTAAGAACGGTAGGAATGCGGAACAGTATGGACACAGAGACTAAGGAGGCACTATGAAACTTCAAAAGCTAGTACATGACTATACTTCTTCCTTTGATTTCAAACAGTTAAGGGATGAAACTAAAGCACAGTATAAATACTTTATCAACGTGCTGCTTAACACTGAGGCAGAGGGTAAACCCCTCTGTCACTTTTACTGTGACAAAATTACAACACGTATTGCAAAGTCAGCCTACAACGATTGGTGTGAGAGAGGATTGCATCTTGCGAACCATACCATCTCAGTAACACGTATTGTTTTTAATCACGGTGTGCGTGAAGAACTTATACAAACAAATCCGTTTGCAAACATTCGCAAAAGAGCCGCACAGAGGCGCAAGGTTGTTTGGAGTAGGGGTGACGTACAGAAGTTCCTAGATACCGCCTACAGCGACTTTAAATGGCGAAACATAGGGCTTATAGCACAGATGGCATACGAATGGTGTCAGAGATTAGGTGATATGCGTATGCTCACATGGGATAGCATCAATCTTGTTGACCAGACAGTGCATATTGAACAGTCAAAGCGAAGGGCTGAAGTATCACTGCCTATCTCAGATGAGTTATTCCAAATGTTGGTACAACAAAATGAAGACTTTGGATTTCAACCATACGTTGCACCAAGACCAAACCCCATACGTGGTGAGTTTATTCCATACTCGTTACAGAAACTTCCTCTACATGCACGTGACATAATGGATGTAGCAGGATTACCCAAGGAGTTACGGTTATCTGACTTACGTAGGACAGGAACAACTGAAATGGTAGAGGCAGGTGTCGGTATCGGACAGATAATGTCGGTTACAGGACATGCTAACCCACAGAGTGTGCAGCCGTACATAAAAAATACACTGGCAAGTGCAGATTATGCATTGACACAGCGTAAAAATCATGATATAAGCATTACAAGTGCCGCAAAGGAAAGTGATTAATACATGTATAATATATATAACACTATAAGTGATATGGATATACCTAATGGAACTACAAAGAGGATGAATTGTCCTGAGTGTGGTGGCTACAAGACATTCACAGTGACCAATAACATGGGTTCACTTGTATGGAATTGCTACAAAGCATCTTGTGGTACAAAGGGTGGTACACGTGTTCACTTGTCTGTTGATGATATACGTGATAATATGCGTGACGTTCAGCGTTTTGCTGATGAGGTATTTGAGTTGCCACCCTATGTGGTAAGAAACCATACTAACTATTATACAGATAAGTTCTGTGCTATGTGGGATTTAGATTATGACAAGCACAATCTTATGTATGATGTCAAAGAAGACAGAGTTGTATTTCCTGTCGTACATGATGGCAAGATTGTAGATGCAGCAGGTCGTGCTGTGATGAAGAGATTGCCTAAGTGGAAGCGATATGGAAAAAGTAGCTTGCCTTATTCATCTGGTTGTGGTAGGGTAGCTGTAGTTGTTGAGGACTGTGTGAGTGCCGCAGTTGTAGGTGATGATGTATTTGTTGGTGTAGCTGTGTTGGGTACATCATTATCAGAAGGACACAAGAGGTATCTTGCACAGTTCTCGACAGCAATCATTGCGCTAGACCCAGATGCATTACCAAAGACTCTAGCGTTTGCAAAGGAATTGAGAGGTCACGTAGATAATGTTAAGGTTCTACGGTTGACAGATGATTTGAAATATCGTAATAGTATTGACATAGCCAACTTAAACAACATGGGAGAATAATATATGGAACTATCACTAATAAGGAGTCTGATGAACAAGTCATTCTATGATGACCATCGTGGCGCACGTTGCCCCGATAGATTGTTCAGCAAAGATGTCCGTAAAATCAAACAAGCTATTGATGCAGCAATGCAAAGATATGAACGTACCGTAACACCAGATGAGATTGAGGCATTGTTTATGTCCAACAATCCAACACTGACTACGGCACAAAAGCAAGCGTACTCTGCATTGTTTCATACAATCAAAAAGGAACAGCCACTTGGCAGTGATGTATCACAAGAGGTGTTGTCCAAGTTATTCCAACAGGTAATTGGAGAGGACATTGCCAACCTTGGTTTCGATTATGTCAACGGTGAGAAGTCAAGCCTTGAGCCACTGCGTTTATTGCTTGAGCAATATGGAGATGACTTCACGCCTAACCTGAATGTAGAATGGGACGACATCGAACTTGACACACTGATGGCAAAGGCAGACCTAGAGGCACGGTGGACATTCAACATACCTAGCCTTACACGTAAGGTTGAAGGGGTAAATGCTGGACACCTGATTGAGATTGGTGCGAGACCAAACACAGGCAAGACATCCTTCCATGCGAGTTTGATTGCCAGCCCCGGTGGGTTTGCACATCAAGGTGCTAACTGTATTATCTTATGTAACGAAGAAGGGTATCATCGTGTTGGTGCAAGATATCTAACTGCTGCTACAGGTATGACTATGCAGGAGATAAAGAAAGAACCAGCGAAGGCACGTAATCTATATGCACCCGTAAAGGAACGCATCAAGATTAAGGATGCCACAGGACGTGATATGAATTGGGTAGAGTCTATATGTAAGACATATCAGCCAGACATTGTACTGCTTGACATGGGAGATAAGTTTGCCAAGGGCGGTTACGCAAGGCAAGATGAAGCACTGAAGGCTAATGCAGTACATGCAAGACAGATTGCAAAGGAGCATGAGTGTGCTGTCTTCTATATGTCTCAGCTATCAGCAGAGGCAGAGGGCAAGGTACTCTTGAACCAGAGTATGATGGAAGGGTCACGCACAGGTAAAGCAGCAGAGGCAGACCTCATGGTGCTGATTGCAAAGAACCCACCTGTCGATGGACAGGACGAAGAAGACAACCAACGCCATCTGAACGTAGTAAAAAATAAGTTGACAGGATGGCATGGTGTGGTACACTGTGAACTAGATTACAAAACAGCGAGGTATGAAGCATAATGAAAATAGTATTAGACGTAGAAAATACAGTAACGCATCGTGATGGTAAGATGCACCTTGACCCGTTTGAGCCAGAGAATACACTGGTCATGGTAGGTGTGTTAACTGACCAAGGTGTTGAACAACACTTTCCATTTGACCACGTAGATGTTCCTAATCAAAAGGATTATCATGAGCGTGTGCAATGGTTCTTAGATGAAGCAACTGTACTCATCATGCACAATGCAGCACATGACCTGTTGTGGTTGTGGGAGTCAGGCTTCAAGTATGATGGACCTGTGTTTGATACAATGCTTGCTGAGTATGTACTACAGCGTGGTATTAAAGAGCCGCTATCACTTGAGGCTTGTGCAGAACGCTATGAGTTGGACACGAAGAAACAAGACACACTGAAAGAATACTTCAAGAAAGGATTATCAACACGTGATATACCATACAATGAACTATGTGAATATTTGTCTGCTGACCTTAATGCTACACAGCAGTTGGCTGACAAACTTATTTATCGCCTTAACAGCAAAGATGCAAGCCTGATGAATACAGTTCAACTGACTAACCAAGTTTGTGTATCTCTAGCAAGGATATATCAAGCAGGTTTTAAGGTTGACAGAGATGCATTAGACAGTGTGAAGAAGGAGTTTGAACAGGAAAGAGAGGAACTGGTAAATGGATTACAGGCTCATGTTCGCAATCTTATGGGTGATACACCTATCAATCTTAATTCACCAGAGCAATTGTCTTGGGTTATATATGGTAGGAGAGTAAAGGACAAGACCTATTGGGCAAACAGCATTGACCCCTACATGGATGATGCAGACTTTCGTAGTCTGATTGCATCTGGAACAGATAGAATATACAAAACAAAGGCAGAGAAATGTGGGGATTGTAATGGAACGGGATACATCAGAAAACTCAAGAAAGATGGTACACCCTATGCAAAAGAGAATAGATGTAATACTTGCGGTAATATGGGTTTCCTTTTCAATCCTACTTCCGATTTAGCTGGCCTCAAGTTCAAACCACCATCACCTAAGTGGGCAAGTGCAAATGGTTTTAGCACAAGTAAGCAGAACCTAGAGTTGCTTGAGACTTCTGCAAGAGCAAAGGGTATGGATGATGCAGTTGATTTTCTATCGAAGGTACGCAGACTATCTGCAGTAGAAACTTATCTGTCATCATTTGTAGAGGGTATTAACATACACACTAAGGCTGACGGTAAGCTGCATGTCCGTCTGCTACAGCACCGCACCTCTACTGGTAGGTTCTCTGGTGCTGACCCTAACATGCAAAACATGCCAAGAGGTGGTACATTCCCTGTGAAGAAAGTGTTTGTATCAAGATGGAACAAAGGCAAGATACTAGAAGCTGACTTTGCTCAGTTGGAGTTTCGCACTGCCGCATATTTATCACAAGATGGAGTAGCAATTGAAGAAGTATCTACTGGGTTTGATGTACACTCATATACCGCTAAAGTTATTACTGAAGCTGGTCAACCTACGGATAGACAGACTGCGAAAGCGCACACCTTTGCGCCCCTTTACGGGGCAACGGGGTTCGGACGCACACCTGCCGAAGCAAAATACTACGAACACTTCACGCAAAAGTACGAAGGAATTGGGTTTTGGCATACCAGATTGGCTAAAGAGGCTTTGAACACAGGCGTAATACGAACACCTTCAGGCCGGGAGTTTGCCTTTCCAAACGTAGTACGTAAAACAAGTGGTCGTGTATCACACTTTACGCAGATAAAAAACTACCCTGTGCAGTCGTTTGCTACAGCAGACATTGTGCCAATAGCACTTATGCACATACAAAAACTACTTGACAACATGCGGTCATGTGTGGTAAACACAGTACATGATAGCATCGTTATTGATGTTCATCCAGAGGAAGAGAGAGCAGTTGTAGAGGCAATCAGTAGTACAAACAGAGACTTACCCAACTTAATTAAACTACAGTGGGGTATAGACTTCAATGTACCACTTCTACTAGAGGCAAAAATAGGTCCGAATTGGCTTGACACCAAGGATGTAATCTGATATAACTACCGAACTTTCGCAACAAAAGGAGATTGAATATGACACAATTAACTACTATCGATACTAACAATTATGCAGCTATGGCAAAGGCTATGGGTATTGCTGGCGAAGGCCCAGCCCAGAAGCAAAAGTCTAGTAGTCTTGCACGTCTTCGGATTAATCACTCAGCTATCATGGGTCAGACCGAAGTAAAGGGTAAGACAGTAAACATGGAAGTTGTATCTGGTGGTACATACAAACTAGAGATACCTGATGGTGATACTCTGTATGCCCCATCAATTAAACTTCGCCCATTCTTGCAGCGTTTTATGTACAAGCGTTTTGTAAAGGGTGCAGGTGATAAACCAAATCGTTATGTTAAGACACTTATGAATGATGACTTGAACGTAGACCTCAAGGATAATGATGGTGGTTTTAACTGCGGTAAACCTGCTGGTTATATCCAAGACTTCAAGGCACTGCCTCAGAAGACACAGGATTTGATACGGCAGATTAAACGTGTTCGTGTGGTACTAGGTACGGTTGAACTTATTGATGCTGTAACTTCAAATGGAGATGCAGTTGATGTTGAGCCTACCCCGTTCATCTGGGAGATTGATAATCGTGACGCATTTAAAATTGTGGGCGATAGCTTTGCTTCCCTCAAGAAGATGCAACGGATGCCACTGCAGCATATCATTACGGCTAATACTCAGGAAAGAAAGTTGCCAAATGGCAATGCCTTTTACCTTCCAACAGTATCGCTGGATGTATCAAAGACTATCGACATCACAGACAAAGACCAAGAAATGTTCATGGACTTTATGTCGTGGGTAGATAACTATAACTCATACATCGCAAACACATGGGCAGAGAAAGCAAACTCTTCTATGGAAGAAGACGATGAGGTTATGGTTGCTGAGTTGGTAGACATTGAGGAAGACGAGGTAGCGTAATGAATCACCCGGCTGAACTAGCGTTGCACCAATATATGGAAGACGCAACACATGGCAAAACTAAAATGTCAGAAAGCACTATCAAGCAAGTAGCCAATGATGTGGCAGAAGCATTGCAACGCCAGTTCGGTGGGGGCAAGAGGGGTGACTTTAGGTTTCGCATGTCAAATGTTGGAAGACCAGCGTGTCAACTTTGGTATGAGAAGAACAAGCCTGAAGTTGCCCTTCCCAAACCAACTACGTTTGTAATGAACATGATGCTTGGTGATATTGTCGAGGCAGTATTTAAAGGTCTGTTAAAAGAAGCAGGAGTAAAATATGAAGATACTGAAAAGGTTAGCTTGGACATCGGTGATACTAGCATTAACGGGTCATATGATATTGTCATTCGGGATGCAGTTGATGATATTAAATCAGCTTCAGACTGGTCATATAAACACAAATTTGAATCCTTCGACACTCTGGCAAGCAACGATTCATTTGGATATGTTGCACAACTAGCAGGGTATGCAAAAGCATCAGGCAAGAAAGCTGGTGGTTGGTGGGTTGTAAATAAAGCCAATGGACAGTTTAAGTATGTACCTGCAGATGGTATTGACGTGGACAATGAAGTAGACAAGATAAAGAAACTTGTTGCTGATGTAGAAAACAATAAGTTTGAGCGTTGTTTTGAACCAGAGGAAGAGAAGTTCAGAGGCAAGCCAACAGGAAACAAAGTTCTAAATAAGAACTGTTCATTTTGCGCTTATAAAAATGATTGTTGGCCCAACATAATACAACGTCCTGCAGTTATGTCAAAGGCAGCAATGCCTAAGTTGGTAGACTATGTTGAACTCAAAGATGAGTACAAAAAAGATGTCGCCTAAGTACAAGCAGTTTAGAGCAGCACGTAAGTATGGGTATAGGTCAGGTTTAGAGATTAAGATATCCGACTATCTCAAAGAACTAAAGATTGACTTTGGTTATGA